TTTTTCATTAAAGGATTTGTTTCTTCTTCCATCTCTACATCAAATAACTTCTCACCTTCTTTAATGCCAAGATCTTCCATCTTGTTTATTACACGACCCCAAGAGTTAAGTTCTTCAGACATAATCTGTATCTTCTGTTGTTCTGTTGGACTAAACTTTCCTTCAGATATCATTCTATTATAAGCCTGATCACTCATGATGTTAGCCTTACCACCATCTTTACTCTTGTTTGCACGACCCTGCATCATTAATGATTCTAGATTAAGTCCTGTTTCTTGTTGATACACATCTTGTTCGGCTAAATCTATTGTTCCACCAAAGTCTTTAATATTATCAACTTTCTCTTGTCTAAGTCTACGATCTGAATCTAACCTGCGTCTTGATTCTGTTTGCTGTTCAAACTGTTGTTCAGCAGGTGCTTGCTGTATGTCAATCAAACTCTTTAGTTGCTTAATTGCTTTATCTCTACCTATAGCCTCAGTTCTAGGAGCATTAGGATTATATTCTCCTCCACCTAATTTATTAAATAATGCTGGAAGTATACCAACACTGCTACCTTTAATTGGAGTTTGAGATTGAGAGAGTAAATCTATACCTTTGCTTAGTTCTTGTGGACTAATCCCTTTATTGATACTTCCCATCAAATCACTTAGTACCTGATTAGGGTCTTGTCCCTGATCTAGTTTCTGAGAAGTAATCTCAGCAGTTTTCTTTTCCATGCTCTTAACCGCTGCTTCTAGTATACGTTCATTTGCAGTTGGTATAGGCTTCTGTTCATTTTGTATTTGCTCTGCCATTAGTTTTCTCCTGTAATTCCTGTTGATTATTTACCAAAGAATTCTCCACCAGCAGCACCACCAAATCCTTGACTAAATCCACTGATAGCTGGTGTTAGATAATCATTAGGTCTTGTAGTTAAACTTGATCCTGAACCAAACTGGTTTCCACTACCAAACCCAGTAGTTGTTATAGGTCTTAACCCAGCCAGTGTTTGACTTAATGCTCCTTGCTGTCCTAACGCACCACCTTGCATCTGTGCTTGTCCACCAAGACCTAGACCAGCCCACTGTAAAGCATTCTGTGAGTTAAATTGTGCAACATTCCTACGTATATCCCCGGCTGTTCTACCAGCTAATGCAGCTGCTACACCACTATCTAGTATACCTTGACCTTGAAATCCAGCACCTAAGTCTGATACTGCTTGCTGTGATATATCTCCAGCCATCTCATCTGTGATACCACCAATAGCACTGGCAAATGGATCCGCTAATCCTTCTCCACCCTTAAATATACCACTGGCAAATGCACCTAATTCCTTGTTTAGTGCTGTTTGTCCAGGAGTTAATTCTCTTAACTGTTGAAGCTGTATCTGCTTTAACTCCTCATCAGCTGGTGTTGTAGTAGGTGTTACCGTTTGACTACTAGCCTGCTGTTGTTGCTGGGTATTCTGTTGCTGGGTTTCTTCCGTTGATTCACCGCACATAACTAACCTCCAATCTCTTTAAAGTAATAGAATGCTTTATCATCTTCCGTATCCTTCTTGTAGCCAAACTTCTGAGCTAACACGCTCATGAGTCTATTGTTCTTGTTTATATATGCAAAGGTTGTATTGTAGCCTAACAGTTTAAGATAATCCTCTGCCTGCTCCATTAGTTCTACTGCAACCTTGCTCCTCTTGACATCATCGCCTAGTAATATGTGTATGAAGCGAGGGATTAACAACCCTTTAGCGAACGGTGTATCATCAAGCCTGAACACATTAACAAACTTTAGGTTCCCCTTAGACTTTGCGGTGAAGATGAAAGGTGCGTCATAACCAAATGCTTCGGTTAGTTTGACCCCTGAAACAAAGTCTATTAGTTCTTGTGTCTTACCATTCTTGTGTAGTTTAACTTTCATTTAGTAATACTCCACTACTTTCCATGCGACTTTACGAATACCAGCATTATCTACTAAATCAACTGTAACAGTTGTTGAATCTGTAAGTGTTACTGCACCTGTATAATTAGCTGTACCGCATCCGGTCCATTCTAAAGTAGTCTTTGCAGGTACCACAGCAGTAATAGTTGTACCTAAGCTTGATGTACCACTACCTAAAGCAGTCACTCCATTATATGTTGATTTAACTAACATGTTATCTCCTCCTATTGAATATGTTCTACTACTTCCCAACTTACTTTTCTTGTGTCACTATTATCTACTAAATCTATAGTAACAGTTGTTGAATTAGTTAATGTTACTGCACCTGTATAGGTAGCTGTCGCACATCCTAACCATTTAACTTCACTATTTGCTGGAACAACAGCATTAATTGTTATAGGCATACTTGAAGTACCACTAAGCAAAGATGCCACACCTCTTTGTACTGATACAGTATCGTTAAGCTTTAATGTATTAGTCCCATTATATAAGTTAAGATATGTACCGTCATACCATACCCCACCATCAGTAGGTGAAGAAGGTGTTGGGTCACCAGTGAATATGATGTGTTCTCCGCCAGCTGTCCCTGATGCACAGGCTATACTCATCGCCTCATTAGCTGCATCTTGAGTTATCTTTAAAGGTATGGCTCCTACAGCCGCTGTATTATCATTCTTAATAGACACAAGATCTCTTGCTGAAGTATCAGTAGAGTTAGATATCATGTCTAGCATAGAACCTGTAGTTAAACTATTAGCTGTTACATCTATTGCATCATCTGTTGTTGCACTAGAGGTGAAGTTTACATCTCCTGTGAATGCTACATCATCTGATAGGGATAGTTTGCTTAATGCTATCGCCGCATTAGACGCAACATTAGCATTAGAGATGTTTCCATTATAAGAGTTATAGATTGTATTGAAATTAGCGTTATGTTCAGACGCAACAATAACTGCACCAGCTGAAAATGTGTTGTCCTTCGTGATAAGTCCCATACTATTTCTCCTTATCTTTCTTGTTATCCTTCTTATCTTCTTTCTTCTTGCTTTTTATCTTCATCTTAGAATACTTGTCTTGATAAGCCTTCTTCTCTTCTTTACTCCATCTATGTGGATGGTCTTCTATCTCTTGCATCCAGCCTTTATACACCTTCTTCATTACCCAGTCATTATCTTCTTCAGTAATATCAGGCTTACACTTCTTGCAAAACACCACTCTCATCTTAGACCCATCATTCATGTCATACTTAATAGTATCATAATAGTTTGTTATGAAAGTTCGTTCAACACCGTCAACCATTTTCTTACCTATAAGTTTTGTCCCACACTTAATGCAATGTCCATACTTATCAAAATCAATAGTCATGTCAACTCCACTTTCTTTTGTGTTCCTGCGATATTCTTAATTAAGTAAAACTTATTGTCATCAGTATCTTTCCAGTATGCCTCTTCACTTGTACCTATGGTTGGCTCAGCACTCTGTTGATATGTCTTTGGAGTTCTCAATATATACTCAAAGATGTTAACCAAATCCTTGTCTACCTGTACAGCATAATCCTGGATATTAGCTGTATTACCCGAATACTTTGATAGTTTACCTGGCTTCTGCATAGTTACACCTGTGTTTCAAGATGAGCATAAGAGCCAAACCCATCTATTTGGAATGTTTCATCTAATGTATTATTCTCAAACTTGAATCTTACAACACGACCTCTACCGATTAGATCTTTACGTCTAACATTACCACCTGACTTAGCGTATGTAGCAGTGCCGTATAAGCCCACACCATACACATCACCAGAAGTGGATATATCCATACTGAGAGAATACTCATCTGATTCCTCAAAATCATAGGAATAGGCAAAGGAAACTGTAGAGCTGGATATCTGGTAGTATATATATACACTAGCAATACCTTTCTGGTCACAGATATCTCCGTAATGTTTCCAGTTAGTATAGTAATAAGACTCTACAGCTGTTTCAACACCAAGAGGATTATCGTTATACCCTGTATCCATACGATATACAAACCCATCGTAATCACCAAAGTATAATCTTTCTTCTCGATCACTAATAAAGAATGTTGACATAGAAGCTATTTCCCATTCGTCATCCTTACCATTATAAATACTAAACGAGTTATTGAAATAATCCCATATGACTATACGGTTATTGTTCGTTGCACCACTTGCTGGGACTGCAACCATATATCGTGTCTTTGTCTTCTGGACTAACGACACAGCTTGATTAAACTTCTGTACATTATAACCATTGAATGTATCATTAATCTTATCACTTATTTTCTGGGCGTTATTTCCATCATAGTAGTATAAACCATCATATGAGAGGAATACATGTCCGTTAAGGGCATCCTGGATAGAATATGGGGCTATACAGCCTACTGCTGAGGCTGACTTACCACCACCCGGGAGAATAAATGGGATGTCTGCATCACCTGTGAAGAAAACATTGTAGATAGAGCGAGACTTGTAGACAACTAATCTATCAGCGAGAACCTTAAGCCCAGTGATTTCTTGCCCATCATTCTTTGATATATCTATAAAGTTTGTAACAGTCCAAGAAGAGTCTACATTCAGGTCAGACCAGTATATACGTGAGGCATGACGTGTGCCAGATACAGCTACATTACCGAGGAAGAGATAGTTGTTGAATTGTTTAACGAACTTAGCATCTGTGAGACCTGTAGGAACTGTTAATGCACTTGCATCACCTGTCCCTGTCCACTTAAATGGTGGATCTTCATTGTTTGTTACATAGACTGTATTGAGCCAGTTATCAAAACTACAGAAGTTATCTGCCGTGATTGTTAGACCACCAGTTATATCATCCCATGTACCGTCTAGATCATCCATCTTCCACATCTTACCATCAGCTATATTGATAGCACTCGTCTTTGCCGAGCCACCTGAATTGAACTCAAACCAGAATAGACCATCAGAATTAGGACTGCCAGATATAGCTGTAGAATTGAGTGTGTCGTAACCATTACGTTTAAGGATAGAGCCGAACTTATCAAAGTCTACGTTTTGCAGATCTGATGATTCGTTGTTATTTAGTTTGAGCGGTCCAGCAGAAGAGTTTAATCCACCGCTTAGTAGCACGTCACTTACTGGTACAGATTGAGAAGCGAACTTTAAGTCAGTAGCCATTAATTATCTCCTCACTGTCGGACCATATGATCCACCCATTTGTCTGTATGAAAGATTAGAATGTATTAATGAATCACCTGTATTAGATGAGTTAGGTCGCTGTAAAGATGGGAACCAATCAATTTTGTCTGCGTCTAGAGATTTGAGAGATTTCAGTTCTGTCTTGTATAACCCAAACCATTTGTCTCCTTCTTTTTGGCTGTTCTCATACTTTATCTTTGCAACTGAAAGAGATATGATCGCCTCATCAAAGTTTTCGCCTAGTTCATGTACATCATCATCATTAACCAGTCTATACACATCCTTGTAGTACTGTATGTTGATATCAAATACACTGTTAGGTAACGGAAACAGTTTCATCTTGCTGTATAATATCCCAGTTGTTGTGTATCCTACCGGTAAGACAGCTATTGTAGCTTTTGCTGAGTTCATTGTGAGTGTTACACGCCCAGTTGTACTTGAATCTTTAACTACTCGTTCAACATAAGTGAATTGCTTTGTTCCAGTAGAATCTGTAGTACCGTTACATGTAACCTGTTCATAATCTGGGTATCCTGAAACCGTACCAAAGACTGTAATGTTCTGTGTTGTGTCACTTGCACTAGAAGATGCTAAGGTTATGATAGACGCTTCTAATGGCTGTTGCAACACCATGTTCTCACCCCACATCCGATAATGTGTTGGTGTACCAGTGTTAGTATTCTCTATGCCGTGTTCAAAGAAGGTTTGATCTGGGATATAAGCCATCTTGTATGGATAACCATAATCTCTGTGCCATGCAAACATACGGTGAGATGCTTGGATAGGTAGGTTGTACTCTTCCTGAGGCATGATTGTATACGAAGCATCTGTAGCTGTTGTACCATCAAATGCTATGTCTAGTGTACCAGTTGTTTCACCAGTTATTGTTTCTATTTTATAGTATTTTGTTGACCCACCAAACTTTATGTAACGACCGATCTGTATACCGTCTGTAAGGAATGTCGCACCTGTAACAGTAAAGGCTTTAGATTCATCTGTTACAGCAGCTGCTCCAGTCCCTTCAGTATAGGATGTAACGGTTGTAACAGTATCAATCTTACGTGTTACTCGCCAAGGTGCTGCACGATTTATTGTGAATAATGAGGAGTTAATAGAGTTCTTTACAGCTGTATCATATGTTGTACCAGACTGGTCTCGTACCGCTCTACGTTTCACCTCATCTTGTAATCCTGAAAATATCATAGTCAATCTCCTTTATACTTGTAGCGATACTTCTTTAACTCTCGTCTTAACCTCAGTATATCTCTTAATTGCTCACGAGTAATGTTGTGTTTTTTCATTAAAGCGTAAAGCCCTAATTCTACCACTTAAATTTTAACCCTATGTAGTACCTTAGTTTTTTCTTAACTAGCTTTACAGACACCAATACGTGCTCTGAGAGCCACTTTATTAGAGACATTAGTGTATTCCTCGTCGTTGCTTTCTAGGTGTTACATGCTCACCAGTTTTAGTATTCACACCATCAAGAATCATTCTTGGATGTCCTTCAGTTTTATACTTTGAAGACAAGTGACCAGAAGCATCTTCTTGTATTCCACCAGTGTCCTTGTGGAGCTGCCTGTAATTGTAATGATGTCTTGGGTCATCTGGGTTAGGACTATTGCCTGTACGTTTAGAGTAATCAGAATAATCTTTTTTAAAATTACCCATTAGTGTATTCCTCTTATTCTTTTATTTGGTGTTGAGCCTACATCTTTCATATTATTCTCCCTTTTTCTTAACCCCTGCTCTTAAAGTTGTAAGTCCTAATGCTCCAAGAATACCGTATACCCATTCAGGAACAGTGTATCCAAGTGCTGTTGCCGCTGCACCTGCTCCAACAACCAATGCTACTATATAAGTCTTTTTTCCTTTAAGGAAATCTAAAAACTTCTTCATCTTGCCCTCCTTGGCTATTTGTTTTAGTTTGCGAATTACAAACCATCTTATAATTCTGTCAGTTATTTTCATCTCACCCCTCAATTCAATCCATGTCACCTGTAAAAAACTGTTGACATTAAACTACAATCATTTATAATGACACTACTTAGAAGTGACAGTTTTTTTATACTTAAAAACAAGCCCTTAGTACGTGTTAGTAACTTAGCTGTTACTTCTAAGCACACGGAAAGGGGCTTTTTTATTTGTGAGGTTATATGATTAGAAATGAAAAAGGACAATTTATTAAAACATCTATAAAGAAAAACTGTATAAATTGTGGAAAAGAGTTTAAAGCATATCCTTCTGCATTGAAAAGAAACAAAGGAAAATATTGTTCTAAAAAATGTTATAGCGAATTTAGCAGAACTCGTATTGTTAAGAAATGCCTTATTTGTGGCAAAGAGTTTTTTACTTATTCCTATTGGATTAAAAAAGGAGAAGGAAAATATTGCAGTAAAAAATGTTATGGTCAATCCCAATACACTATGAAGACAGTTAAATGTCTTGTATGTGGAAAAGAATTTCTCGCAAATGCAAGTCGTGTTAAAAAGGACAGTGCAAAATATTGTTCTAGTAAGTGTTGGCATACTGTTCGTGATATAAGTGGAAACAAGCATCCTAACTGGAAAGGTGGCAAGGTTTTTCATTCCCTTGGTTATGCAAGCATATATACCCCAAAACATCCCTCTTGCAACAAAGCGGGATATGTATTTGAACACCGCCTTGTAATGGAGAAACATCTTAGAAGATATCTCAACAAAAAAGAAGTTGTCCATCACATTAATAAGATTGTTTCTGATAACCATATTGAGAACCTTATGTTGTTTCCTGATAATACTTCTCATTGTAAATATCATAGGGAAAATCCTTTATAAAATCTATAGTTCATCGCTAACGCCGATCTTGGACTGAATGAATATGCTTAATAACAAATAGAGCCATGTACTCATATGAGCTAAGTAGTTCAACATCATCATTCGTATCATCTAGCCACCTGTTGTTTGCTTTCTTTAACACATCCGCAAATTCTTTAATGTCTTTCATTGGTACACCCTGTACTTTATCTTGCTTTAACTTATTATCACTCTTAAAGCTATTGTCGCTATTCCGCCGCATATTATCACCAGTACCAGTATTCTCATCCATGACATTAAATGGTTTATTGACGCACTGTGTTCTCCGCATTGCAGCCCGTCTAATTTTCTGAAGATTCGCTCGTTGCATTCGTCTTTCTTCTTTCGGTAGATGTTTGTGTGATCTATCCAATCGTCAATTTTTGTCTCTACTCTTGCTAGTCTACTGTCTGTGTCTGTCATGGTCAATCCTTGTCTGTGTGTTCGTAATAGTCTAATTCAATCCAATGAGTATTATCACTAGCATCTAAACTTTTTATCTCAAAGGCATATAGAGTAGCTGGTTTTAATATCCATTCTTGTGTTGCTCTTGCCATTCCACCAATTGATTTAACAGGGCTTGTTGCAGCACCTAAAGGTGTGCTTGCTATAGATGTACCACCAGTAACTTGAGCCATGTTTGCGATAGAAAAGTATGTAGCCTGTCCTTGAGTATTAGGGTCTGTAGAGGTGTCCCAGACTGTAGTAGCTGTTGGAGTACCAACTCTATTTCTATTGTATACAACAAGTGTGTCACCCTCATTATTGGTAACTGTTGGAGCTTCAAATATAGTTGCCATAGATACACCAGTTGCAGATGCAGCTACAGTTATATGAAGATATTTAGTTGTAGAAGGTGTTAGAAACGTAATGATACTTCTGTCGTTGGTATCAGTTACATCTTGTGTGTAAACACAACTGAAAGAGCCACCAGCGTGTATCTCATGGTGTTCGTATTCTATGGTTTGAATAGAATGAGTTGACGCATCCATTCGTGCAGGTTTGATTGTATCTGCATCTATACGGAAATTAGCTATAGAGTTTGTTGCTGTACCATTTTTTCCATCAAGGTTAGTATCATCATCAGCTGCTTGAACTATATCTATGATGTTACCACTGGTGTCAGTTACTACTATGTAGCCTCTACCAGAGGTATCACCTTTCCAGTTATATACTTTACCACTATCATAATCAAATACATGTCCAGACATTTGTTATCCTTTACATTACAGCTGGTGTTTCACCAAATCCACCATCTCGGTCTCTACCCATACCTGATGTGTCATGCCCACCAGATTGTGATGCTTCTACCATCTCTACTCGTTTAGGTAGGTCATGGGTTTTAACTTCAGCTATTTGTTCGGCGAACTTGCTGTCTGATTTCTCTTTAGACCATCCAAAATGCTTTGCATAGTCAGCTACAGATTTATAGTTCCTTTGTCTAGCTCTATCCTGCATCTCAGGGTCTTCTGTAAAATGTTGTCCCAAGGTTACTATCTCACCTGATTTGTCTGCTTTATATAGTTCGTACATAGCGGCACGGTCAGGTCCTTCATAGATGAATGGTTCACCCGGCTTAACTTCTTTTTCGTAATAGTCTGAATACTCAGCACTAGGGTTCTTGATTGTCTTGCCTGATTTGTTGATAAGACCAACCTTCTCCTTTGCTACAAACCATTCTCCATCTTTACTTATCCATTGTGGCATTTGTTCCTCACTTTCTTCCCCGAAGGGTTTGGAATTGGTGGTTAACACCTGTAGTTTAACTACTTTAGTTCTTTCTCTTTAGTGTATCTGCTTGGGTCTACATTAGACCACGAAGGGTCATATATCTTTCCTTCAGATTCTATCCACATGTGCTTGGAGCCATCAAGGTCACCTACAACTGCTACATGGTCTATCCCAGCCTTGGTTAATTGACGTGACAGAGCTATTGACCTGTCCTGACAATTCGCATTAGTATTCATGTATTTGAAGTATACATCCCCTTCTAACTTCTCTGCTGGTGTCATTGTCTGGCAGCCAGTCATTATGAATAAAGCTATTGTTAGTAATATGTATCTCATAGTACCTCCTTTGTTACAGATTATAATCTCCACGAGTCTTTGTGTATGCTCTCCATACTTTTGCTGCATCCCATTCAGATTGGTCTATTCCTATTTGACCCATATCGCCTTGAAAGAAATATGCAGGTGTACCAGATGTGCTAGCACCTACTAGCATAAGTTCTGTTGAAGGTTCCATAGCAACATACGAGCCATCATCAGTTGCTGTACTCGCTACTGCTAAACCATCCACATACATAACACAATTAGTTCCCCCTAGTGCTGTTGCCCCACCTGTACCATCATAGGTTATTGCAAAGAAATGCCATCCTACTGATAATGCGGAATCTGTTTTTCTATAACTTTGAACACTTACACTTTCGTCATATATTTGCAACGTCAACACTTCGGTGGATTGAATATTTACCTGCCATTCATTAACATTTGCTGACCATTTAGCCATTATTATTTGATTTGTTGCTGTAGCTACAACCTCTATCCACCCAAAAAATGTAACAGCTTCATCATTTGAACCATCACCAAACGAAAGGTCTGCCGCATCAGGTGTGGTTAAATAATCATCCCCTGCATCAAAGTCTAACGCCCATACAAAACCTTTATGTATCTGGTCTGCTGTAGTCATTGTGCCTTGATATGTAAGGCTATGACTATTTTCTGTCTGGTCAAGTTCTGTTGTTGCAGGAGTTGTCCAGTTGTAGAGGCATATAGGTGTGGTCATTTCTTCTAGGAGTTTGCCTGAGGATGTGTAGCTACTGTTGTCTGCGAAAGAATCTTTAGTCTCAAATACTTCTGGGATGTATAGGTCAGAGGTTACAACAGTTCCAGCATAGGTTATCGTACCAGAGGTTGTGTTGTTTACTAAAACCGTATCATATACAGTTAAAGTCCCACCACTTGCTACTGCTACATCTGCACTTGCTCCACTATACGAACCTCCATAGATGTTTATTAAAGCATCTACACCAGAGGTTGTAGCCGCACCGTAACTTGTTGCCCCTATTGCTACTGAATGACAATCGTATGAGTGTAAAATAATATCTTGTGTTGCCGATGAATCATTAGATGCTATACCATTAGAGGTTGTACCATTTACCGTACCACTACAATTATATGCATATACATTTCTTGTTGCATCTGCTGTAGCTGTATTGCGAGCATATAAACCGTCTGCGGCATTGTCGCTCGATGTTACATCCCACGTGCAATTTCTAAATGTTACATCACAATTAGCAGTAACAAATGCTCTTTGTATATTACTTGCATTTAAAACAACGTCGACATTGTTTATTTTTCCACCAGTTAGATTATCACCATTATAATATATCCCATAATTTAAACCTGCACTGTCACAAGTAATTGATAAATCTTCTATTGTTATATTACTAAAACTTCCTAGAAATACACCGAGAAGTGTCGTTGTAGCATCAATTGTAGTTATGCCTTTACCTTGACCTTTTATTTTTAATACTTTCGTTACACCAATAGAAGCATCAACACTGTACGTACCTGCCGCTAGAATTAGAGTATCCCCTGAGGTAGCCGCTGTTATGTAAGCATTTATCTGTGCTGCAGTTAATCCAATAGGTACATAGGTTATATTAGAATTAACAAAATCTATCTCTGCCGCAGAGTTTAACGCTATCCCACCTGTATCAGTAGTTATAGAGAAATCTCCAAGAGCATCTGCGGATAGGGCTAGTTGGACCTGCGGGTCACTTGTCTGCGCACCCTTAATCATTGTTAGTGTAGAGCAGTCAACTGTTGCGGAACCCATCGCAACTGCTACCGGTATTGCACTGAATAGAACTGTGTTAGTTACCTTTTTGGTTGTACCACCCTGATTTATAACATGCTCATCTGTGGCAGCTGGTGCTGTTGCTGCTGTTAATGCAGAAATCTTGGAATCTGCCATAGTTATCTCCTTGTTATACTATAAGTTTATCGCCGGTTTCTTGGAGAATCAAATCTCCAGATTCCTTGGCTAAGAATATTACATCACCGAATCCACCACTGAACCCAAATACTCCAAACATACCTATTATGCCTGAGAGTGACATTGTAGCCTCCTAGGTTATGCAGTAGTTATCTTATATATTAAATTAGCTGTACAGTTACCTGACGCAGCTGGCGTACACACCACGCTAATTGCAGTGTTAGTGCCAGCTATTGGACCTATATCGCCAAAGTCACGCCCTACGGCTGCATCAGCAGGTCCATTCATTGTTAGTTTTGTTGTGCTTCCAAAGATTAATGTTACTGTGAAAGGTTGGTCTGTAGATGAACCATCAAAGCCAACTATCTGGTAGTTCTTGTCTGCTACAGCTGCAATGGTTGCAGTTGCACTAGCACCACTAGCTGTTGTAGTTGTAGCTGTAAGTGAATTGTTGTTAAGAGCCATTGTATTCTCCTTATGATGTGTCCATGGGGGGGCTTTCTATTATGCCCACCCCATAGTTACACATTGATGATTATTCTAACATTAAGTTTATAACACCGTGACCTGTTGTATCTCCAGGTGTTACGATTAACCCAATATTAGGGAAATTATTCCCAGCTGTTCCATCAAGCTGTGCAGGGACATAAGAACCTGCGATTGATTGAGAAACCTGAGCTACGTTACCAGCTGAACCAGCTGTATCACAGAATACTGTACCTATACCAGCAGTTTGAATCCAACCAAATGGTTTCGTTGCTGTAAGTGTAGCCATTGTAACACCAGCCACTATCCCATCAGTTCCTGTACCAGCAACGATGAGGTTAGAGTATAGGTTACCTGTGATAGCACAGTCAGTTGTTGCTGTAAGAGCAACTTGGATTTTGTCGTATAGTTCTATACGGATATTACCAGTTGCAGGTGTATCAGTAGCCGTGTTACCACGAATACGGTATGTATATCCTTCACCAATATCATCTGTTGTAGAGATATATCCACCAGCGAATGCTCCAGCTGTGATAGATGCTATGGTGATTTCTAGGTAACGTGATCCAACAGAACCAGCTGTTTTGTTGTCATTAGCAATTGCTACTGCTGATGCAGGTGCAATAATAGAGTTATCTAGGTCAATTGTACTAGAACCAGAGAAATCCTGTGCTACAAGAAGCCCACGGTCAGTTGCAGTTGACATAGCTGCGTAACGAAACTTTGCTCCGTCTTGACGAGTGAATCCTGTACCTATTGCGAACTCAGGTGTTGCATCAATCTTGTAGAGTTCTAGATTACCAGATGCTCCCATTGTTCCTACAGTTGCATTGCTGAAATAACTTGATTGGTTTACTGCCATTTGAATCTCCTTTCGGGGTTAGCCCCACGACTTCGTGCGAGGCTGTTCGTATCCCCATGTTAATTAGGTGTTATTAGGTCTTTGCTACCAAGAACAAAGTACCAGTTATGTCGTCCTCTCCAGTGTTAAAAGACAATGTTCCAGAACTATTTGATATGTGTACGGCTTTTGCAGCTGTGTCAGCTAGTGAACAATTGAACCAGAAGCCAGACAGGTTAGTTGATAACCCAGTTGCATAAGTATCGTCATTATCAATGTTAGTATCTGAATAGTCACATATTAGCATTGTAAGAGAACCAACACTTTCTCGTGTTATTGTATCAGGCGTTTTTTCTGCCATGATTAATCCTTTCCTTTTAAAAATGGAAGTATTTTGTGCATCTCTCCACTTTCCCATCTGTCTTTTGCAGTAATAGAACCATGTTCTTTAGAATTTGTAAGCATAAGATTTTCTGGTCTATCATCATCTCTAATATGGTTTACATGATGAACTAATTCGCCTTTTTGTAGATAGCGTCCTATCTTTGATTCTATGACCAAATTAGCTCGTTTAACATATCCACCTTGAATCTCATTAGGATGACCAGTAGCTCGTACAAAGACATATCCATTATTCTTATACTCACCACTACCAGTACATCTCTTCTTCCTATCCTCTAAAGATAGTCTTTTACCTAAATGTGCTTTAGCTATCTTGTCTTTTGTATCCTGAGATAGAATGGCTCCTGTTCTATCAAAGCCAGGTTTCCTAGTAGGAATACCAAACTTCTTCATCCTACGAAACAAGGTCACCTTATTAATCCCTAATGTTTCTGACATTTCCCTTAAACACATTTTATTCTCCAGATATAGTTTGCTTAATACTTCCCTTGTTGCTTCCATAACACCTCCTTTACTGCAAGGTATACAAGAAACAACAAGTTGTCAATTAATTTATGAAATACTTGTGAGTTTGAAATTACGTCTTCTGTTACCAGTAGTCATGTTACCTCTCCAGAGGTAGTAAGCGACTTTAATCGTTTGGTTTACAGGTGAAACAAAGTCAGTTGTGATAAGATCTGTCTGACTATCTACTTGTAACCGTGAATAGTTAAAGTTCATACCGAACATAAGTCCTGTAGAGATGTTGTTACCATATACAACCGGGACACCCATGAAAGTGATGTTCTTTACACCAGCATTAGCTGTAAGATCACCATTAGATAAGCGTTCAATAGGAAGTCTAGTATTCCAAAACTTACCCCAAACTACTTTGGTTGTAATATAGGCTGTTGGATTATCTATTGTAGCAGAGCTAGATACAGCAAGTGTAGCTGTATTCATGTCTGTAAGACCTTGTGTAGCGAATGCTCCAGAGGTTGTTACAGTTCCCTGCCAGTATGTGTCGCTTGAACCGTCAAGATTACCAAGTGTCCCTGTATTAACTAGGGTTTCAAGGTCAATCAGGTTGTTTGCTTCACCAACTGGTGTTGATAGAGCTTGGTCAAGACGTTCAACGATTGCTTTTCTTGATAGCTCAGTTTTTGTTGCTACGAGGTCAAGGATCTTGTGGACCTGACCACTGTTGTTACGCTCTTCATCACGAGTTATCTGGATCGGCTCGTAAGCATTCTGCCATTTGTATTCAACTGTGCTTAGTGTGTTAGGGACAGATTGATTAAGGACATCTGCTCCTAGATAGAATCCACCAGCTGTTTGTTTCTCTTTGATTAGTGTTTCTGTAAGAGATAATCCACCGTCTACTAATCTCTTGTTTTCGTTCATGTTCAGTAAACGCCATACAACAGGTTCGTTGTAAGCATTATCTGTAAGAGTCTTAGCATAGTCTGCCAAACTCGTGTTTAGTGCAACAGTGTTTAGTGTTGCTGGAATTGCGAAGTTAGTCATTTGATGTTCTCCTTGTTATTTGGCACTTCCACCAGTTGATTTAAGTGATGCGGAATAGAGGCGTTTAAAGAATGATTCGCCACTTTCACGTTCATCTCGTTTCAATGGTGAAGATGGGGTAGAAGTTGATATACCTCCATCATATGAAGTACCTTCAGTGTTTACATTTATTTGTTTACGTTCATCTTGCCGCCCAAGTTCGTAGGCACGTTTAATGCCTGGCTCATAGTCTAATACCTTGTGGATGTATTCACGTGTGTTTGTTACACGATTAGCTAGGAGATCAGCGGTAATAGTGTCTACTGCCTTTGGGTTATAGTTGGGATACTTGTTTACGAGTTCTGTGTCTTCCTTTTCACGGATAAGCTTAGATTGGTTCTGCATTACAAGTTGGTTCTCTTGTTTGATGCGAGCAATCTCTTGTTTATCCTTGTCTGAGAGGCTTGAATACTCATCCTCTTGAGAGTTCTGTAGAACATCGTTAGCTGAAGTTACAAAGTTCTGGTCTTGCATAAGTTGACGAACTCGTTCTGGTGTCCAGGTTTGAGGTTCGTTCTTAATTTGAGACTCTAGGGTTTTGCGTAATTCAGCTATATCCCTGTATTTATCCTGATACCCTTTTTCTAAAGACTTGTATGCAGACTGTGCATAGTTCTTGGCTTCATCCACAGACTCTATGTTGCCCCATGCATTAGGGTCAAAATGGTCTGGCGTTGGTTTAGAAGCTGGGGCTTCAGTTGGTTTGAAGTCTGCAACACGCTTAATGATATTCTCTTCAGGCTTCTCTGTAATGGGAGAAGGTGCTGGAGTATCATTAGTCTGTTGAACCTCTAGTTGTTCGTTAGGCATTTCTTGTCCTTCGGTTATTACAGTTGATTCTGGCATACGTAACTCCTTTCGGTTAGTTGATGGTATGTCATTCGGTTATTCATGTTAGTTATCCTATGTTGAACTGTTGTGTTTTCATTATGTTCTGCATTTCTTCAGGCATTGCTGATGCAGGTTCTTCAGGTTTATGTAGTTCTATAAGTGCCATTAAGGCTTCCTTGTTGAGTTCACTATCATAGATATTGTTAGAGGTGATTATTTCGGACATAACGTTAGGGCGTGAAGTGTCTGATACTGTACGGATACATTCTATTGAGTCTATAGCTATTGAGACTTCTCGGCTAGTGTCTAGGAATCCACTCATCTCATACCTCCTTGATCGGTAGGTAAGTTCTTGGGTGTTCTGTCTCTGTCTTTGATTATTCCTTTAGATACCATGAAATCTATCTCTCTGTCTGAAAGTCTAACATTACCTTTAGAGTCAGTCTTGTTTTGCACACCTCGTAGAAAATCTACTGAATCCTTGGAATATGCAGGTGTTGGGTGGTTATCGTGACGTGAGTTCTCAGCCTTTGATTCAGAGACTAAACCAGCTTTTGCACATTCTTTATCGTAATGAGCTTTAGAGGATATGTATTTGCCGTCTTTAGTGTCCCAATTGGGTAAAGCACGGTTCATATGTTCATAGTTAGTTGACTTGATGCTTATGTTCTTGTTATCCATTATTCCTCCTCGTCTAACTTTAAATACTTTACCCAAAACTCTGTGTCTGTATTATCCATTTAGATTGTCTCCAATGTTGGTTTAGGAAGCTTGATCTGTTGAGGAGGATTAACCCCTTTGTTCTTTACCTGTTGCATCAAGAGTTGTTGCTGGGAGATGAGTTGGTCTAGTATCTCGCTCATCTGTCCCATTTGTTTTAGAAGTGCAGCGGTTTGTCCATACACTTCTAGTTTGACTCTGTGGTCATCTTCTGGATTAGGTGGTTTCGGGGGTGGCTTACCTTGTAAAGCGGCTTGTACATTTGCTCTTGCTTCATTAAGTTGCTGGGCTGAGACAAATCCTTGTGATTCTTTGGGGTCTATGTTACGGAAGATATTTGGTTCCTTTAGCTTGAGTCGTGTTAACATCTGCTCAATGATTGGGGTAAGATTCATAGTCTTACCTTCCTCACTAATCTTCTTCATGATTGTAGAGTTGGTTAGGGCATTTGTTGTTAAGGCTAGGATAGTGTTCAGGTTACGTAGTTCTCGTTCAGGGTTCTCTGGAAGCATAGAGAAGACATTTATGTCTACGTCTACCTCGGCTTGGAGTTCTTCCCGGGTGATGTTTTCCTGCCAGTCTATGTCTAGTGTACCGATTATTCGTACAGCATCTTCTACAGTCTTGAATTGACGGTTAAGTTGGTTGATGTATTTGAATGATGAGATCAGGAAGTCAGCCATGAGGTCTTGACGGAAAGCAATACGCACAGCTCCTCCTGCTTCACGGATCTTGACCGACGTTGCAGACTCCTCACCTGATTGAAGGAATCCCTTACGGAGATCTGAGATTCCACTCTTGTCTTCTAAGTTACGTTGGATACGCTGGTCTATGATGTAAAGCTCAGATGAGGCTGACCCACCTGGGGATGCCACCATCATGTTGCGGCGAACATCATCAGAGTCTTTGAAGCGAATGATTGAGTTGTCGCCTCGTTGTACCGCAAGGATATCATCTTCATCTGCACCGTTTTCAGCGATACCTACCCAGATCTTAGAAGATTCTTGGGCATTGCGAAGCTGGAGATTGAAGATCACGTTCTTTTGGTCAACGATGGACTTGTAGGTGTCTATATCAGCCATCGGGGTTTTCACATCCGGGATATCATTGAAGTAGAGGAGTTTCGCTGGGAAACCCTTGGCTTTGATAGTCCAGTTGTTTACACGGAGAGGTTTGGATTGTTCGGGGGTTAAAAGGAGGATATAACCCTTTTTGCCTTCTCGTGCTTCTTTCTTTGTGGGTCTAAGGAATATCTCGTATAATTGGACAAATTTAGCCATTCTAGACTTGTTGAAGTCATTGTCGGCATAATCTACGAGGGATTTCGTTGGGGTAGAGGTATCACGACCATTCATCTGGTTAAAGGTTTCTAGGGCTGAGAAACGATTGCCTGTTGTAGCGGATTTCCCACCTACCTTTGTGCCATAGCCTTTGTATCCTTGGATGAGTTTCTTGTCTACATCAAGTTTATCATCTTCTATGAGGTCGATTAGGGGCACGTCTATGATGCGACCGACCCATTTAGCTTCATTGATGTTGGATATTGAGACTGATGGGTCGTATATGAACTTCATAGGACTAATTCTTGATACGAACACTTTCCCATCACTTATGAGGAAATCCTGCTCTTCTGTCATACCGAAATCACCTTTATAGCCATGCCATAGGATTCCGTAGGGATAGATGAGTGAATCTAGGAGTGTCTTGCGATTCTCTGTTTTATAGTCCATTTCTTCTACAACTGAGTAGTTAAGGATTGATTCTTGGCTTGACGCAGATTTAGAACTGTCTAACTGAACTTCTACCATTTTGCCACTGACTGGGTCTCTCTTCTTTGTGATATATGTCTTTTGCTTTGGCTTGAGGATCGCTCTAGGGGTACGAAAGAATATAGAAGGGAGATAGGACTGAATGATGGGGTAAACTTCATTCACAACTATATCCCAGTCTGAGGCGAATGCCGGGACGTAAGTTCCGTTGTAGCGAGATAAGCATTCATCAAGGATAGGTTTCAGTTCATTGTTGTTATATGCAATGGACATGTCTATTTCGTTGCGTAACGCCATTAATCGTTCTTCATCAATCTTAATCTTGTTAGCTACCATTTAAGTCTCCTAGATAGGGCATACCGTTGTCGGTATAGTGTAATGTGAGTTACGTTTCATAGTAAATTGTCCGATATTAGTTCTTTTGTCAAGTCTTCTTTTAGTTTTGTCTATATGCCAAGAGCGAAGTTGCATGAATGCGGAATCTTCGGTTTGGATTGCTTGTTTCTTGGCGGATTTGGGGAATTGAAGTAATTGTACAACACCTTGGAGTGCATCTGCAAGGTCATCATGAGCAGAACTTCTTATCCTGACTAATTGGAGTTCAAGGTCTCCCATACCGTGTTTATGGTAGAGAGTATGTTGGCTATAACGAGGTTGTAGTCTGGTAACGATACGTTCTATCTTCTCTTTACCCCATAGTAAGTCTTTAAGTACAAGATAGCGATTCCTGACACGCATAGCTTGTTTAAGAAACCAGCGAGCAACCTTTTCTAGTTTAGCCTTCTCAAATCCTATGGGAACGACTGAACCGGTTATAGCATTGAGGCGTTCCTCCATAGTGAAGATAATCTCCTCAAATTCATCTGGACGTAAACCTTTCTTGCAGATGTAGTCGTCTACTAGGATGTCTGATTGCGGTGTGAGGTATGCAGGGAGGATAACTGAGTAGTCTGACTCTTGTTTATCTTCCCAGGCAAGGTCACAGGCTATTGCGGCTTTGCAAGAAGCTAGGGGGACCTTAGACTTGATGTTGCCTTCTTGGTCAAACATTAGAGCGTTCATATTGTCTATACGCCAGTATCTGAAATCTTTCTTCTGGATTTCTTCTGTACCTGATGCAGAAGGGTCATTCTGGATTTCTCGGGCAAAAGTGTGTGGTTTGTCTTTACGATAGGATAAGAGCCAGTCTACTGAGAACTTTTCAGCCCAGAGTGAGAAGAACTCTTTGGTATCGGGGTCTTTGTAGAGACCTTGGAAGAAAACTTTGGTGTATTCTTTGTATTGGTCCTTAGACATGAGCTTGGCTAGTAGGCTATCGTCATGGAGGATTGTACCGATGATGATGAACTGGGTGTCTATGTCGCCGGCTGGGACTACAGCATTGTCAAAGTCTTCTACTAGTTTGAGGCGGCGCTCAGGACTTCTGACGAGTTCATCGTTCTCTATGTCGTCTCCTATGATTAGGTCTGGGCGATAGGCTCCAAACTTCCTACCACGGATATTACCCATCTGATCGGCACCTAGGCAGATAACCATTGTCTCAAATCCGTCTAAGTGGCGAAAGATTGTTACATCCTCGGCATCTTTAGTGATTTCTATTTTGAAGTCTCGGACTAATCGCTCGTTTTCCTTCAGTTCTTGCTTGAGGGTTGATAACATCATCGTTGATTGCTTGAATGTGTTTGATATGTAGACCATGAAGCGGCGTTGCTTGAATACTAGCTGGTGGAGTGCATAGCCGAGACCTAGGACAGTTGTTTTGGCGCTTCCACGAGGTGCTGCGATAGATAAGAACCTGTTCTTAGCGGCTTCTTCCATGATTCCTAGGTGGAATGACGGAGAATCTAGCCGGAAATGATGCGGGAGATAGAACCAGGCAAATGCCATTGGTTTGGCTTTAAAGGATTCGTATAGTTTGTCTGATTGCTCCTGGGCTTTGACTGCTTGGTCCGCATGATGCTTCTCTAAGACTCTAACCACTCTGGCTTTGTCTGCCTTAGTATGGATTCTCGGCTGATCTGTATTTGGGGGAGCTTTTCTTGACTTCCTAGCCTTCGTAACCTTCTTTTTCTTCTTCGTAAGTGTCTTTGGGGATGCAGTCTTTGTCTTTCCTGAGGACTTTAGGCTTGAAGACTCTGGCTTAGATACTAACGGAGCAACAGATGAGGCACCCTGTGTCAATGTGGGCTTAACCTCTCGGTTTTCCCTTGGCTTATGTGTTGATGTCATCGTTACTCCGCTAATTCGCTAGTTAATCCGTTAAGTAATCCTAATATCCTCGGTTAATCTCGCACTCGGAACTCTATTTCTATAAGTATCGTTATCATATGTCCTTACCAGCAAAGTACTTTTGGTCAAAATCTACAGGATCGTGGGAGACAGGCTTCTATACCCATAAGGAAGATGTTCCCCGAAGCCGAATCCACAAACAAGCGGTTTAATAGGGACAGGCTTTCCTATGTTACCTAGGCGTGATAGGTTTCCTATGCTTCCTAGGTATGGTAGTCTTCCTAGTCTTCCTACCTTTCCTATGTTTCCTACCTTGCCTATCATACTTAACCTTCCTAGTAGTACTATGTTACCTATAATTACTATACTTCCTATGTTCTACGTGGAACACCGTACATATTGTTAAAGCTCGCGGGCTGTATCAAGTTTGCCCTTGTCTACCCTGTATTGATCACCTAGACTATTAAGCTTATCTATAATACTATCAAGCTTGCCGACATCCTGACCATTAACGCCGATGTTAACTTGCCGGTTGTCTATACTTATATCATTCTTACCCAGGCTATATAGTTTCTCTAGTATAAACTTCTTTGTTTCTAATCGTGTGCTATTGTCTGGGTCGGATGCTATACGTTGCCCCTTGAAGTATACCGGTTTAGTACTATCTAGATCATCGGTAAAGCTGGAAATTAAACTTGATAATTTTAGTCTATCATTCTTTTCTAAGAGGATTAAAGCTTTTTCCTTCACGCCACAATTAGCCATAAATTGATTAGCGTTTTTTCTTGCACATTCTTTGGATGCTTCTGGGTGAGATGCCATATAAGATAACGTATTATTTCCAGTATCAATATACTTCTTAACTGCCTTGTTAATAACTGGTGTGGCTATCATAATAGTTGCCCCTTTATTTTCGCATTACTACCATACCATAACTATATTGTCAAGATAATACTATAATTAAATACTAACAGACTGCGAAGCCTTGTTGTTACTGGGCTGGCGGTTGATGTAAAATAAATGAAATAAATGTGTAATACCCCTTGACAAACTGTAAGCTATGTTGTATAGTGTATACATGATAGCAATAGATAATAAATTAAATAGTAGTAAGATAATACTTGACAGTTTGTCATATGTCTTATATAATGGTTACATGATAAGGAGTGGTCAACAATCTAATCAAAGCCGGAAGGCAAAGGGGGAGAAGATGAAGCAAATAGTAAACTTTAATCAATTCTGTGATTCATTTAGAGATATGGGGAGAGATAATAATTTTAGTTATGAAGGCAAATTAGCCTTGTTTAGTTATCTAGAAGAATATGAGGATAGTACAGGTGAAGAAATTGAGATGGATATAATTGCCTTATGTTGTGAGTACACAGAATACAAGGATCTTAAAGAGTTTCAAGGGGATTACAGTACAGATTATAAGAACCTTGAGGATATAGAGTATAAGACACAAGTTATACCATGGGAAGAAGGTGAAGGCTTTATTATCCAAGCATTCTAAAGACAACTATATAGTTATATAACAGGGGCTTTAAAGCCACTATAGGAAAGGCAGGTGTAGTATGAGTATGGATACAGTAAGAATTGAAGAACACGAGCTTAACGGAGTCTATTGGTCCTATATAGCGGATATAGAGACTAGCAAGGACTATACAGTTAACTATATAGAGGGCTATACAGATATAGATAAGGTAGAACTATCAGACATTACAGGGCTTGACTGTAATAATAAAGAGTATACAGCAGATCAACATATAATTAATGAGTTAAGAGAATATGCTGTTAAACAGTTATAACCAATAGAATAGGGGGTAATTATGAGGGAGCCAGATAATAAACTAATAATAGAGGATAGAGCAGAGGATTTTGAGAATGAGTATATGTACTATGAAGGTATTAATGCGGATGAGATGATGCCGGGTAATGGTAGTGAATGTCCTATATGTTGTTTCGGTACAGTTAAACATATATATATGGGCAAAGGTCATCCTCTTAACTCAGAGCTAAAGTGTGGTTATTGCGGTTATGATTATGAAGATCTGTATTATATGCGTTTAAATGAGCAGAGAAGGCTTAAGAGTATAAAACAAGGGTAAGTTGGTAGGGTAAAGACTAATAATGGTCTACAGAGCCTGTGAGAGGGCTTAAACAAGGTATAAGGGGGTATAAGATGAAAGCATGTTTAAGTAAAGAAGGATATTTAAAGATAAAAAGAAATTCAGCTATAAAGGAGGCATACTGTCCTTATGATACAAGTGAAAGTATGTTTGGAACTATATGTGGGGATTGGTGTGCATTGTTTGAAGTATATGCACATTCAAAACAAGTTATGGGCACTGCATATAAAAATACAGAGATGGTGAGACTCCATTGTGGTAGTGGTAAAGCTAACTATGAACTAGTGAAGGAGTAATAGTATGTTTAGTATAGATCCATTAAGTATATTAGGGGTTGGCTATATAGTTGTCTTTATAGCCTGTTGCATAATCTATAATGTAATAGTAAGAGTAAGGGGGTTATGATGAATAAATATGAATATAGTGAGAAGGATAACAAGGTTATAGTAGAGGTACACGGATTAGTTGAGCCGGATACTCTTAAGGCAGTAGTTAAAGATCTGATAGGTAATATGTGTTATAGCATACCTTTGAAGACTCTTAAGGTTCTACTGGAGGATGCTGTGGACAATTATCCTGAGCCGGAAGAGATTGGGGGTGGATGTGAAGACTGCTAAGGAATTACATGAGGGGTTAGATATGCTAGTTGCAAGGTTTATTATAGATACAGGTAAGAGGCTGGGCGATACATCAGTAATGAAGTTGATAGAATGGAGTTATGGTCAGGCTTATAAGAAGAGTAGTAAGGGGGATAAATGTTAATCATAACAGTTATAGTTATAGTAATAGTAATTAGTCTATACGATAGGGAGGAGTAATATGAAAAGAGAAGTTAAGTTTTTATCAGGATACAATTGTATTGATTTTCCATGTAAGTTTGATAAGAAGTGTAAGCCATCAAATAGTCATGGGAAGCATGGCATAGAAATAGTGTTTTATGTGCATGGTGAACAAGGAGTAGTACAGTTTAAACTTTCAACTAATTGGGTTCCATATAAGAGTATTGCCAGTAATATTGGTTATAGGGCAGTGCATATAGACAAGTCAATTGCTGATTTATATCCAATGCCAACAGACTTGGGCTTCCATTCAAGAAAACCTATGTATGAGGGTCATACCTCTATGAACAAGTGTAATCTATTGGATGGAAATAAATGCTATTACGATGGAAGTAGTCTTAATGCCAACGATGCTTTTTATGTTTTGGTTAATTGTGGAGAAGAAGAATTATGGAGATTCTTAGAGCAATACTATAGGAGTGTTTTTGAAGAAGGAAAATATCCAGAGGTTAAAGAATATCGAAAGGAGACAGTATGAAGAAGCTATCAAAGATATCTAAAGGTGATATAGTGCTGCTCGGTTTAGGTTGTCTTCTATACACTGTTATCATTCTGTGTTGTTTGTAGTGGTAATTTCGCTGTGGGGAGATACTTTAAATTCTCCCCAGCGATTAACCAAAACAAAGGTAGATTGATGTATGTGTGTTTAGTTTCCCTTATAAAGAACTATCTAATACTAGGACACATAGTAAAACACATACTATTTTAAAAGCTAAATATATTAATACTAACGGTTTATAAGTTTTAGACCATGTGTTTAGGTTCAATGAGTATCAAAATACACATTATCTCTGGACACATCAAACAGATAGAATAGGAGGATTAAAATGAAGGTAAGATTGAATCTGGATTTAGTAGGGCTTGCGGTTCTTTATCTCCGCAAAAGCAACCATACTATAACCGTATCAGATGTATTTGAGGTATGTGAGAAGATCTTACAATGGAATGAGAGAGAAGGTAGAGGCGGGAAGAAGATGTATTTCCTGGATGGAGACATATTAATTGAGGATAGTCTCATAGGGATGGGGGAAGATATGTTGAAGAAAGATACGATTTAATTAGGAGTGCTAACAGACTGATAGTATAATGGGGTTAGAAGCGGAGGTTTATAGTGATAAGATTTAAGGGTGAGGGTTACAAAGTGGAAAGTATACTTACGGATGGGGAATTAGAGTTCCTGGGTGAGTTATACAGTAAGATACAAGATAAGAGGGAAACCTTTGAGGATTATATAGATAAGTATAAGGAAGAGCAGATAAATCAGTATATGCAGAATAAGGAGAACAGACTATGAGAATGCCTTTACGAGACAAGAGAACTATAGAGAGGATCAATTGTGCTAAACAAGACTTTAATGGTAAGCCGATATTCATTATCTATTTCCAGGGTAAAAGTATGAGTCCTGTTAAGCTGGGTAAGAATAAGGTTCATTGGATAGTACAGAATATAGAGAAGTTAAAGGATTTCTTAAGGGAATGTGGGGTAGAAGAACATGATATTAACTGAAGTTATACATAGATTACGAGAAGATGGGATAGATCTCCCGGAACATACTATAAGGAGAAGGATAGATAGATACGTTGAAGGGGCTACCAGAGGCAAGATGAACAACTTTAGGGACATAACCCCTAAGGAGTACAGAAAGTTGCTTGTAGGGCTTGCTATAGAGTCTAAAGGGGTACGTCAGGAGATAGTTGAGGACTATATGGCTGGGTTGATACCAAAGGTTAGTTTAACTGTTACGTTGATTAATAGTAGTAAGGTGGATAATATGTTGAAAGGATGGGTGAATGAATGAATAAGGTACATATGTGTCCTAATTGTGGTTATGGTGTTGAATGTAAAGAAGAAAAAGAAGTAGACTTACCTTACAAAATAGAGATTGCAGAGTACGATTGGAGTTGCTCTGCAAAGCTTTTGGCAAATACAGTTAACGAACTAATAGACTATCTAAAGGAGAAAGAGAATGAGTAAGACTAAACCAATGATGTATCCAACAGATAATGATCCTTATATGATGTCAGGGTGTAAGTTAATGTGGCATATGGATAGGGTTCGAGCTTGGGAAAAAGGTGAAAGAATAGCTCCCTTACTCATAGATATAGGTGCTACTAAAGTCTGTAACCTTTCCTGTCAATGGTGCTATGGAGTGTATCAAAAGATGGATAATCATAGTGTTATACCAGAGGATATACTGATTAGATTGTTTAGCGAGGCTCCACTATTGGGTGTGAAGGCTATAACATTAACCGGGGATGGTGAGCCAACACTTAACAAGGGGATGTGGAAAGCTATAGAAGAAGGTAAACGACATGGGTTGGATATAGGGATTGCTACTAATTGTGTAGCGGTTGATTCAGAAGATAAGGTTAATGCGTTAGTAGACAACTGTGTATGGATTCGGGTAACTATTGGTGGGGCTAGTCCAGAAGGATACAAGAAGATCCATGGTTTTGATTACTTTAAGAAGGTTGTAGAGAATACCAAGGATATTATGAGGGCTAAACGGCAAAGGATGAGTGATGTGACTGTTGGCTATCAGATGGTATTGATTCCTGATTGTCTTGACGAAGTTATACCATTAGCTCAGTTAGCCATAGATTTGGGGTTGGACTATTTTGTTATCAAGCAGTTTAGTAATCCTGAGAACTCTGGGATACCAGCATCAGGGTATGACCAGGATAAGTTTGTTGAGAAGAGTATGCCGGTTCTTAAGAAGGCTGAAGAAATGAGTACTGAGAAGACAAAGATTATCCCAAAGTATGATTTGATACAGAATAAGAATAAGAGGATGTATCCTTATTGTATTGATCTGCCGTTTATCTTCCAGATTAGTGGGAGTGGGAAATGTTATCCTTGTGGGTATTTGTTTAATAAGGAAGAGTTTTGCTATGGGGATTTGCATGAGCAGACTCTCGGGGAGATTATCCATAGTGATAAGTACTGGGGAATAATTGATAAGATTAAGGGGATGAGTACTAAGGATTTGTGTAATCTCGGAAGCTGCCGTCATGACATTTCAAATCTTTTTTTGCACAATTACTTAAATAAACCCTTGCACAGTAATCACATTTAGTGATATAGTCGTAGGCATGATAAGGAGAAAAGATTATGCCTAAAAGAACATTTTTTCATTGTGTGGATTGCGGTAAGCAATTGGGTTATCAAGGTAAGAAGCAAAAGACATTTAGATGTGAGAAGTGTGCCCCAATAGTAAGGATTAAAGAGAAACCTTGGACAGTGCCTTCTGGGTTTGAAAAAGGTAATCAGCATGGCAAGAAGTTTGTTAAGGGTCAAGCACCAACAGCAGGTTCATTCAAGAAAGGGCATGAGTTTGACTTTGAAACATGGGTCAAGATGAAAAGGTCTAGTATTGGTCAGCGTAGGTCTGTTGGTACAGAATTTCAATCTCAAGGAAAGAATACTCAAGGCACAAGATTAAAGGATTTAAAGAATGCCTGTTTCTCTCGTGATAACTGGACTTGCGTTGAATGTGGTATTCATAAGTACGTTAGCATACATCATATCAAGGGTTGGGCAACTTATCCTAAATTAAGATATGAACTGGATAATGTGGTTACTCTATGTGTGAAGTGTCATAAAGCAAAGCATGGTAGAAGACATTTAACAGGGAGATTAGATAAATGAAAGTTATACGATTAGGTAAAAATGATAAGTTCCCAACAGAGCCTTGTGATCTGGTTGTCTGTAAGGCTTATCCTTATACTTTAAGCAAGGAGCAGTTAGCTCATCCTACTCATGGGTGTATTAATATCCATACGAGTCTTCTCCCAAAGTATCGTGGTAGACATCCTATTGTCTGGGCTATGATTAACATGGAAGAGGAGATAGGGGTGACGATACACTATATGGATGAAGGGATTGATACAGGGGATATCATCCTGCAAGAAAGAATGAGTTTGAATGTGAATAGAACTTATGCATCTGTTAAGAAGGATTTAGATGTTATGGGAGAAGATATGTTAAGGGTTGTATTGCAATGTATGAGAAATGGAGAGTTTAATCATACACTTCAAGATGAGTCTCAGGCTAGTTATTATTCTAGGAGAGAGCCAGAGGATAGTGAGATACCAGTACTCATAGACCAGAAAAGACTTGTAGCTTACATTAATGCCTTATCTGATCCAATGCCCAATGCTTATATGGAACATCTAGACGGTAGTAAGGTTTATTATAAAGGAGCAGTATATGAAGAATGAACAAACACTAAAGAATGAGTATCAGAGATACCATACAGACATAGATGATGCTATCAAGAGGGTGCTGAGATCTGGCAGATACATCCTTGGTCCTGAGCTAGAAAGATTTGAGAAGAGGTTTGCTGAGTATACAGGGGCGACTTATTGTGTTGGTGTAGGCTCTGGCTTTGACGGGTTGTATCTAGCATATCTCATAGCCAATGCTAGAGGTAAAAAGGTTTTCATAAAAAATGAACTCCACCCGGCAACCACTAATTCAGCTTTACTAAACGGTGCTGAGATTACAGATGATTGGAAAGAAGCAGATATTGTTACAGTTGTACACAAGGATGATAGTCTGGTTAATTGTAAACAGTATAGAGATAGCGAGGACTATAAGATTATTATAGAGGATTGTTGTCAGGCATTAGGATGTACTGTAGAAGACAAACATGTGGGTAACTTTGGGATGTGTGGGGTGTTCTCATTCCATCCTCTCAAGAAACTACATTGTTATGGAGATGGTGGTGCTGTGATAACCAATAATAAGTATGTGTATGATCTGCTGGTTAAGTACAGGAATCATGGGAGGGTTGGCAAGGACTATAGTATTGGGATTAATAGTCGGCTTGATGAGATACAGGCTGGGATACTTAATGTGTTTATGGATAACTTGAAGGAGATAATGGGATGAGGGAGATAAAGTTCAGGGCTTGGGACACAAAGAATAGTAAAATGACTAATGATTTTACTGTGTTATCTAATGGTAGTATAGGAAAGATTTATCGTAGACAAGTACTTCACGGGCATAATGACTATGGAAATGAATTAATCATTGGAGAAGAGTATGGCTATGGATTATATACTAAAGATTTAATTCCTATGGAATACACAATGGTAAAGGACAGCAAAGGTAAAGAAATATACGAAGGTGATGTGGTTTATATTGCTGGGCTTGGAAATCATATAATTGAGTTTCCATTCATAGAGTTATATGAGGCATCTTTTGAGAATGATATAGGTAAAATAAGAGGAAACATCTACGAGAACCCAGAGCTATTGGAGGGTAAAGATGAATAAGATAGTAATACCAGAACACTATAATTATGTGTCAGTATTCCTCACCTATAACTGTAACCTAGGCTGTGATTATTGTATCAACAAGGCTGGCAAGTTAAAAGCTTCCACGATGCTCACCGCAAAGGTATGGATTGATAATCTGAATCGCTTACAGCTGGGTGATAAGTCTATTACTATTACAGGTGGGGAGCCGACACTACATCCAGAGTTCTATGAGATTGTTAATGGGGTTAGCCAGCCGATTGATCTCTTGACTAATGGTGCCTACAGAACACAAGGATTCATGAGTAGAGTTAAGCCAGGTGTATTTGTGAATGACCGCCCCTATGCCTCAATACGGTTTAGTTATCATCCGGGGTATACCGACCTGTACAGACTTGTTAAGAAGGTCTCAATATTACAGGATAAAGGGTATAGTGTAGGTGTGTGGGCGGTTAATCACCCGGCTGATGCGAATGATATTGTGTTTGCTAAGACTGTAGCTGAGAATTATCAGATTGATTTTAGGCTTAAGGATTTTCTTGGGTACTATAAAGAAAAACTATATGGTCGGTATATGTATCCTGAGATGTTAGAGCATAAGAGGAAGGCTGTTGAGTGTAAGCCAAGTGAACTGTTGGTTGGTCCTGATGGGGCGATGTATCGCTGTCATCAGCATCTATATAGTGGGACCAATAGCTATGCGAACATACAGGATGAGAAGATTGTTGTGCCAAGTGATTACAGGACTTGTAACACTACTGAGCCTTGTAGCTACTGTGATCTTAAGGGTCCCAAGTTTGATAGGTTTCAACAGGGTGGGCATTGTAGTGTAGCTATCAGAAAAGAAGAACAATGAGGATTAATCTTAGAGGAATACTATGGTGGGTAATAGGGTTTATATGTGGGGTGGTAGTATGTGTTATAGGCTATGAGGTTTATAGTGAGATTGTGTGGTATCTATGAGTAAGACGTTAGAAGAAATACTAATCAAATATGAATTAGCTAAGAAAGAGACTTTGAGGCTTCGGATAATTGAGTGGGCTGAGAGTAAAGCACCTAAAGAAATAGATGCTAAGTCATTTCCAAGATTTACTGTTTCTTCATATATGGTAGAAGGAAATAATATAGCAATCAAACAATACAAAGCAAACCTACAGGAGGGTGAGTGATGATGGGGTTATTCTTTATGCTACACTTAATAATTGGTTTTAGTATTTGTGCCATAGGAATAGGAGTTGCAATTTGTGGCTTGATATGTATAACTGCGGCATTTAATTAAAGCAAACCTACGGGAGGGGTAGATGATACAAACTGTTTATGTTGACTATAAAGACAGAGTAAAGAACCGAAAAGTATTAAAACAAGAATGGCTATCCTCTGTTGCATTATGTAAAAAATACAATACTAAATATTTAAGAAGTTTATGTGACATGAGCTTGGAACATCATGCAATTAAATTAAATATATCTGGAAGCATTAAGTATTGGTTTCATAAAGAGCTTTTAGAGGTTTTGGAACATAAAGCAAACCTACAGGAGAGTGAACATTGCAACTGCACCCAAAACTATGACACCTACATTGCTGATGGAGAAAGATGTTTAGAGTGTAAGAAACTGGTAAAGGAGAAGGAATGAAACATAAAGAATTATTGGTTTAGATAGAAAGGATAGGAAATGAGAGAGATTACGTTTAGAGGTAGAGTTATGGATGATTTTGAGGAATTAAATATTAAAAAAGGGGACTTTGTTTTTGGAAATTTAGTCCATGACGGCAAGCAACCATATATTGTTGGGGATGTGGCGGAGGTAAATGAAGAATATATTTCATTAGAAGAATGGTTGCCAGTAATTCCTAAAACCGTAGGACAATTTATAGGTCGTAAGGATAAGAATGGTAAGAAGATATATGAGGGAGATATATGCCAGAATGGTGATTGGGTATCTGATGCACACGCCCATGATTATAGAAAAGAAGAAGTTACGTGGGATGAGGATAGTGCTTGTTGGCAAGGTTGGGAGTTGAATGAAGATGGAATGTGTTGCGAAGTAATTGGAGACATCTATGAAAATAAAGAATTATTGGTTTAGATAAGGAGGGGATATGAAATTTTCAGACTTTGAAAAAAACAGAGTTTTTAAAATGGTTGAAGAAATAAATCTAGCCAGATGTCCGAAATGTAAGCAGATAGTTCAACCAAGAGGGTATGATGTTTCTAGAGACCCTACACGAGACTCTAATTTAAGGTGGTGCGATAAATGTTTTAGTGGAGAGAAAAGGTGGGACTGGAGATTTGTAACTAATATACATGGAGAATAAAATGAAAACACATAACTGCCCCACTTGTGGAACTGAATGTAAAGTCGTTGGTATAGGAGATTTCAACGATAAAGATGAAGTATGCACACAGCACTATGAACCTGTGGTGTTAGATGTAGATGATTTAGTAAAGATAATTGAAAAAACAAAATGGGAGTATGGAGCGAATGTTTTTCATAATGTAAATACAGAATCACTTACTAATGAGTTAGCCAGAAATATACACAAAGCAATGAGAGGTGAGAAGTGATATACCACGGTAACTGCATAGAGGTAATGAGAGGGTTTCCTGATAATTGTGTTGATACTATTATTACCGATCCACCTTATGGATTAAGTTTTATGGGTAAGGCATGGGATTATGATGTACCTAATCAAGATGTATGGAAAGAGTGCCTGAGAGTGTTAAAGCCTGGTGGTACAGCATTGATATTCGCAGGTAGTAGAACACAGCATAGAATGGCAGTTAATGTAGAAGATGCTGGATTTGTTTTGAAAGATACGATTATGTGGTTGTATGGGTCAGGGTTTCCAAAAGCTACGGATATTAGTAAGCAGTTGGATAAGGGGCATGAGAGAAAGGAAACTGGAGAATTTAAGACAAGGCACGGTGGTGGATTACATAGTGATAAAATAGGACAGCTTAATCCAGACCATAAAAAGACACCAATTACTGAACCCTCAACACCAGAAGCCCAACTATGGAACGGTTGGAAGTCTCACGGCTTAAAACCAGCCTATGAGCCAATATTAGTAGCAATGAAACCTAACGAGGGTAGCTATGCGGATAACGCTATGAAGCATGGGGTTAGTGGGTTGAATATAGATGGTGGTAGGATTCCCTTAAATGGAGAAATGCCAGATCAAGGCAGATTTCCTGCTAACATTATACTTGATGAGGAAGCTGGTAGGCTACTGGATTTACAGAGTGGTATTAGTAAGTCTACGGGTGGAAGTGGTAAATTAAGCATGAAAACAGCACCCAATGATGTGTATGGTAAATATAAAGAAGGATATAAGTCTGATAACTTAGGTGGGTTAGGTGACAAAGGCGGTGCATCAAGATTTTTCTATTGTGCTAAATCTTCAAGGGCTGAGAGGAGTATGGGGTGTGAGGGGTTGGAGGAGAAAGAGAGAGTAAGGCAAGGTTTAGCTGGAGAACATAAAAATACATTTAGCAAGAACTCTCACCCAACAGTTAAACCTCTAAAACTAATGGAATACCTATGCACACTAACCAAGACACCTACAGGCGGTGTAGTCCTTGACCCTTTTATGGGTTCTGGTACAACAGGCATAGCTTGTGCGAATACTGGTAGAGATTTCATAGGCATTGAACGAGAAGAAGAATATGTTGAGATCGCTAAAGCACGGATAGATAGTGTTAAGCAGATGAAATTATTATAACTGAGAGGTGAAAATGGATAAACCAGAGAAAAAAGAGTTTAATGCAAATGAGAATGCAATTCAAACAGGGTTAAGAATGGCACACAACGAAGGCTATGATGATGTAATGGCATGGCACAACTCCGTGATAGAGAAGTTGGCTGATGAATATATTTTAGAATGTGTTTTATACGAAGTACGCAGTCAGAACGGGGATAAAGTTTGTTCTGACCGTAAAATAGCCACAGCCATAGCACGGCACATACGAAAGGAACTAAGTTGAAGGAGAAGTATAGAGATAAAGCATATGCAAAGAATAAGATAACCATGATGATTAAGGTTAGTCATCCCTGTGGGCAGTGTGGGAAGATATTTGTTGACCATCCTAATATCCGCACCTGCCCCAAGTGTGTAGTAAGAAGAGAAAGTTCAAAAGGTTGTAATGACTGGTAAGTTTATAAAAGAGTTGCATCAGGTTTTACATAAGGATGACTTTCCTTTTTATCCTCATGTGTGGCAAGTAATTGATGGGAGGATAGAGGAGATACTTGAGTTGTTAGAGGGGTTTGATCTTGAGGTTGATAAGAGGATTAATAAGATTAGAAAGGGGGAATTGTGAGGCGAGGAACAAAGATAGAAATGTCGTTAGGGGATGCAATAGACAGAGTATCTATACTTGCTAGGAAGATACACTTTGGCGAGAATGGTGCGTCTAATGAGTTTAGGTATCTTACAGAGTCTATAGAGAAGTTAGATATCAAGCTAACCGGTGGGTTGCTGGATGCTATTATAAAGATAACTAGTAGTAATATAGATATCTGGAATCTTGAGAATGAGATAAGAAAGCTGGGTGATCCGGTAGCTAAACTTGGGTTGGAGGAGATTGGTAGGAGGGCAATGGCTATTAGGGATCTGAATAGACATCGTGTTAGAAGTAAGAGTGAGATTAATAGGATGAGTGAGATGGGTTTTCGTGAGTTCAAGATTAACCATAGGAGTCAATAGATAAGGGGGTAGTATGTTTGGATACAAGAAACTAATGATGAGGCTAGATGTTATAGAGCATAAGTTTGATAGGATTATACATAGGAAGATAAGAAGGGATAAAGGGGTTAAACGGAAATCAAAGATTAATATAGAAGAATATAGGAACCCAACACCTTTATGGGAAGGAGGTCCTCATGTATAAGATATACAGCAAAGTGGTTTTGACAATTTTGATAGTAGCCGCGATATTGGGGTTTTCGGTTTTGCTAATCGTGGATGGGTTTCCGGAAACTAGGTACAATGCTATGGAGAACAGATGGGAAACAGTACCAGATAATTCTAACTGGAGTAACAAGTATAATGCTATGGAGAATGACTGGAGTTATCAGCCTAGTAATTCTACCCAAGAATATAATGCTATGAATAATTCATGGGATTGGTCAAGTGGTCACAACCCTAGAGGTAATGATGATAACTAACAGAGATAAAGTCAGGGTTATTATACAGACAATGTATGACTTGGATGAGTTGCCTGATGAAAGTGTTCCAAAGTGGAAGGAAAGGGTTGACTTGTTTCTTAATGCTGGTGATAAGTTGATTGATATACATTATAATAATGCATTGGAGGATAAAAATGAACACTGAATTAAAGGCAGAGCAATTGAGGAAAGAGATAATGGATGTAGCTGTCGCTAATAGCAAGGGACATATTGCACCCAGTCTATCTTGTTTAGATATCTTAACTGTTTTGTACTATGATGTGATAGGGAAGAAGGATGTTGTTATACTATCCAAGGGGCATGGCTGCTACGGATTGTATGCTATACAGGCTGACTTCGGGTTGATTGCTATGCAGGATTGGAAAGAGTTTAAACTGAGTGGTTGTCTCAAAGGCTATGGTAGTCTTGGTCACGGATTACCTGTGGCTGTTGGTCATGCATATGGGTTAATGAAACAGAAGAAGAAGGGGCATGTGTATTGTATTGTTGGTGATGGCGAAATGCAGGAAGGTAGTTTTTGGGAGGCACTAACCTTTATGTTTCACCATGAGTTAAAGAATATTACTGTTATCATAGACAACAATGAGTTACAAGCAATGGATTATACAGACAGCATTAACTCTACTGTACTTAATATTATTACAAACACGTTTTGTCCATCAGATATTGATGGGCACGACCATGAGTATATTAAGTGGGCGTTAAATAAGGGTCAGCCTATAATACTAGCAGAGACTATCAAAGGTAATGGTTATCCTTTCATGGAAGGTAAGGCTGAATGGCACTTCAAGATACCAAGTCAGGAGGATTTAGATGGGTGTGAATAGAGATACTATAGTAGATAGATTAGTCCCATACTTTAAGAAGGATAAAAGGTATCATCTATTGATTTGTGACTGTGGGTTTGCAAAGGTTGATAAGCTAGTGGAGATGTATCCTGATAGAATTGTTAACTGTGGGATAATGGAGCAAGGCACAATAGGGATTGCTAGTGGTATGGCAGACAGTGGGTTGATACCTATAGTGTATAGCATAGCAAGTTTCATTGTCTATAGAGCCTTGGAACAATTGAAGGTAGATGTTGTTGAGATGGATAGGAATGTTAAGGTGATTGGTAATGGGTCCAGAGATTTCTTCAAGAGTCTTGGTGAATGCCACTGGTGTAGAGATGATGATGTTAAGCTGATGGATGTTATCTATATGCCTTGGTATAATGGGAGTGAATTTAACGATTGGATTGGTAGTGAGAGAGGAGGTTACATACGTGTCTAAAAAGAAAACTGAAAGGAGAATTAAGAGTATTATATATACATGTAATTGTGGGAATAAGTATGAGCATAAGACAGATAGAAGAAAGAAAATATTTACTTTAATTGACAGAGTTTATTGTATTTATGATGGCTATGTAATGTTTATGGATGGGTGGAAATATGAATAGATTGCTAATGATATGTGTAAGTAAAGGTAGACCTGATAGGATACAGACTATGATAGACAGCTATAGGTCTACTGTTAAAGGAACAACTAATCTGTTGGTCTGTCTTGATAGTGAGGATGAAAGAAAGGGTGAGTATGAATTAGATGATATGATAGTAATAGAGAGACATCCTAACTGGTATACCAGTGTAGCTAATGAGATAACCTCAGAGTTTATGCCCGAGTATGATTATTATGGGTTAGTAGACGATGATTATATCTTTCGGACTGAAGGCTGGGATATCAAGATGGTTGATAGGCTTATCAATGAATCTAACGGATGGGGGATTAGTTATGCTAATGACTTATGGGCTGATAGCAGTGTGGTGTGTCGCCATCCTAGTGTTCCTATTATATCTAAGAAGATGATAGATGCAGTCGGGTATATGATTTACCCTGAACTCCATCACTTCAAGATTGATACGTTCATGAGGGATTTGGTTGATCCTCTAGGAATGTTATACTTTAACGAGGATGTAGTAATAGAACATATGCATGCTGTACAAGGCAAGGCAAAGAATGATGATAGTTATAAGTGGAGTTATAGTATTCAGGAACAAAGGCATGGTACTACACAGTTTCTTTTGTGGAAACATCTGGGGTTAGTGAGGGACCAGAGGAAGATAAAGAATGCAATGAAGATAGAGAAAGAGAAAGGAGAGGGATAGGATGTTAAAGGACACAGTTAGTATAGGTGATAGTACAGTAGAGATTACAGAAGGAAGGCAGAAGGTTAAGTTGTTGGTTGGTGTAGCAACACTAGGTATATCGTATGAGTTCTTTGAAAGTTGGAATGAGTTCTGGACTGATATGGTGAGGTCAGCAAAGTTTGAGATTGCTTGTTCATTCAAGCATAGGATGCCAGCATTTATTGCACAGGAAGAATTAGCTGTTGAAGCTGTTGAGTCAGGTGCAACACACCTACTACTCATTGATGATGATATCTTAGAGTTCAGTGTGCTAGACCTGATGAAACTGTTAGAGTCTGACCTAGATATGGTTGGTGGTGTGATGCTAACAAAGAAGTTTCCGTTTCATGGCTGTGCTATGAGAAGGCTGGATGATACTAAACCAGTGATTGAACATGCACACAAGGTTACAGGATTTGATATGTATGAGGTGCCGGCAGCTGATAGGAAAGGTGTTAAACCTGTTGATCTGATAAGCTTTGGATTCACTTTATTCAGAACAGATCTGTTTAAGAAGATGGGTGAGCCATATTTCTTGCCTGACCTGTCAAAGATAAAGGTGGAGAATTGTCACAAAAGATATCTTACCTTTACAGACAGTATATTCTGTGATAAAGTTAAGGGCTTAGGGCTTACACCATATGCACACTTTGGTGTACCACTGAATCATAACGGGATTACTAAAGAAAATGTTAATGGATGGATAGAGATTTATCAGAAGAGTAATAAACTAACACAACCGGGACTAAAAATGGAGCAGGAAGAGTTCCTGAAGTATAAGATGATTGTTAAAGAGAAGTTAGTTGAAGCAGAAAGAAAGTTTCATAGTGAAAGTATCAACAAACTAAAATGGTACCGTGAGAGTACCGAAGGAGAAAAGAGAGGGGAAGGTTATGGGTGGATTAAAGAAGAGGATCGTAAAGAAGGTAGTGAAGAAGGCAAGCAAGAAGAAGTTAGTGAAGGCGAAGACAAATACAAAGAAATCAATGAGAAGCTCAAAGAAGTCAGAGACAGAATTGAATGCAGCACAGGAGATGAGAAAGACAGAACTGAATAACTGTGTTAAAGAAATGGTTGAAGTGATGAAGAAGTATAATGCTAAGCTGGATGTAATGGGGTTCAAGGTTGTTGACGCTCACTAGGAGAGAGATATGAAGGCAAGAGCTTTTAAGAATCATTATACAATTGATGGTGGACGATACGATAGGTTAACCAGTGTCTTGGGGTACTTCCAGCCCCAAGAGCTGATTGATTGGAAGATGAAGGTTGGTCCTGAAGAAGCTGAAAGGATAGGGGGTGAGGCTAGGGCTATTGGGACAAGGGTTGATAGTATAGCTGGGATGATATTCAAGGGTGAGGAGTATGACCTGAAGGATGATTGTCAAGGTGTACTGAATTGTGTTGAAGGATACAAGAGATGGTTGGCTGAAGAGAAGCCTAGTATCCAGGACTATCAGGTTACCTGTAAGACAGATGAGATGGGTGTAGCGGGGACAATGGACCTGTTGCTTGATGATACTATAGTGGACATTAAATGTGCTAATAAGATCAGCCCGAACCATTGGTTACAGGTTAATATGTATAACTATATGTGGTCTTCTATGCATGGGATAGGGAAGATAGGTGTGTTGAAGGTTCCAAAGGTAGGGATACTGCGTCTAGACAAGCTCACCTCGGAGTATACTTATGAGGTTCAGCCTTATGATTATAAGATGGTGATGATATATGGTGGGTTGTTGAAATACTACAGATATGTAAAGGGGGTGGGATGATGGGAGGATTTGGTATAGACCCAAACAGTAAGACCAAGATAACAATAATGTTGTCAGCTAATATAATGTTATCCCTAGAAGGTAGTAAGCATTATTCTATTGATGACTTATATTCTATAGCTGCAAGAAGAATACGAGAAGGCAATATTGAGCGTTGTGGTGTAGGAGATGTAATGTCTCCAGCAAGAGTAATTATATCTATAGATGAAGATGGGAGGTAAGAGTGAAGCCAGATAAAGATATGAGTCTAGATTTCTATGGTGTAGTGCATAGATTGAGAGATTTAAAGACAGTTAATGAGCGTGGAGTAGCAATACTATGTAGTCGTATAGGGATAACTTTAGGAGATAAACCACATACACTACAAGAGGTAGGTAAGAAGTTTGATATCTCCCGTGAAAGGGTCAGACAGGTTGAAGGTAAAGCATTAAGAATGTTTAGACATCCAGTAAGATTAAAAGGTAGGGGGTATAATGAAGTTACCAACAGAGAAGAGTAAGATAGATATGAGATTCACTAGCCAGAAATTTGGTATCATTGGTGCTAGTGGAATAGGCAAGTCAGAGTTCTTTGCTCAGGAGGACAAGGCTCTGTTTATTGAGACAGAAGCAGGGCTGAATTTCCTTGAAGTCTTCAAGGTACCCGTAAGATCTTGGGATGAGTTAAGAGAAGTCTATGGTAACCTCAAGCAACTACATAACGAAGGCAAGATGCCTTATACTATGATAGTTATTGATACTATAGACAGGCTCGTTGACTTAGCTGAAGACGAGATTGTTAGTAAAGGTAAGAATTTCTACAAGGGTGTAGAGATAAACACTATTGGTGAAATTCCAAACGGAGGAGGGTGGAGCAAGACAAGGGAGTTGATAGGCAACTTCTTTAATAAACTAGAAGAGTTAGATTGTGCGATAGCTTTCATAGGGCATCTATCAATCAAGAGAGTGGAAGAGGGGGTGCGAAAATATGATAGGAAGACCATCAGTCTTTGGGCTGGTGTAGGTAATGATATGTTGGCTAGGGCTGACCATATTCTGCATGTTGATAGCCAGTTGATAGGTGATAGCTTGAGTAGGACGGTGTATACACAGCCTACACAGTCAAGGGAAGCCAAGTCAAGAGGTGCTGTTATACCTAATGGTATGAAGTGGGGTAAAGATGCAAATGAAAACTGGACTGAGTTCAGGAAATTATTTAACTAAGAAAGTGGGGTTGATTATGAACGACATATTAAAGACATTGATGGATGAGGGTTTCACACCAATTGAAAACATGGATGAGAGTACAGGGTTTCAGCCTATTACAGGGAAGTATGTGTGTAGGATTGATAGTGCTGGGAGAAAGATTGGTGAGGCGAAAGCGACTGGGAATCCGTATGATTTCAGGGTGTTAAAGTTACAGGTCAGTGAGATCATTGATGGGGATAAGGCGACTAACAGGTTTATTGATATGACATATAAGTCTGATGCGGTTGGCTTGAAGAAACTGATGAATGATATGTTTACTGCTGGGATAACCTTGGAGGCGAAGAGTGATGCTGAGTTAGATGTTGCGTTAGAAGGTCTGAAGGATAAACTGGTTAATGTTAGGTGTTGGGTATGGGTCCCAGATAAAGACCGAAACAATAATCCTATT